CCGCTAGAATCGCCTGTAATACGTGCAGGTAAGGAAATATCTATATTTGTACTAATACCTAATGTAGTGAACGTTTGGATGTCAAATAAACGCAAATCCCACTGATTAGCATCTTGACGATCCCAACTTAAATTAACTGTTTCAGGAGAGAAACTGTATACCTTTGCTCTACCAATTTCTGTACCAGCAGCAGTTTTAGAAACACCACCAATTCTTTGATCTCTTAAAGAAACATAAGAAGTAGTTCCCAATCCAACATTAGGTGAACCAAATGCTCTATTAACAATAAACTGAGATCCTGTATTATAATCTACACCAATGTCTTCTACTTTCCCTGTTGTCCTTGCTTTAGGAACGTCAAGATTGGTATTTGAAATAGTCTCAATATCATATCCTCTAACATATGCCTTACCAGGACTAATCTGATAAGTCATCAAATCAGTAGAAGGAGTATTACCATCCTGTGTGGTTTGTCCAGGAAGATAGAGTCCTTTATTACCTTTTCTATTGTTTAGAGTCTCTTTTACATCAACTCTAAATGGTTTTACATAATAATTACCTGATTCATCAAATGTTCTTTGTGCTAAAGCGTCTCTAATTAAAGCATATTGTGAATCGTCATGGAAATATTGTTGATCACCGTCAACCAGACGCATTATTTCAACAAAATTCTCATCATTAAGTTCATCAACTTCTTTCTTTGCTAGAACAGCAGTTATCTTAAGTCTATCAGCACCAGGAGCAGAATAATTACTAAATCCTTGAGCATTATCATATAGTGATTCATCTGCACCAGCAGTAACAATCTCTTCTACAACAGATAATCCAACTCTATATGAAGGAGTATTAGTAAACTGATCAAGGATAAGAGTCTGTTTTGCAACTCTTACAAAATTACCTCTAAGGAAATATACACCCTCTGTTATTTGTACGGCACTACCAATAGAAGTAGCACTAGTAGGTATTGCATTTGCAAATCCTTCATTTCCTGCAATAACAGTATTTGCATATGTAATTGAAGATAGAGTTAAAAGAGTCTCTCCATCTTGGAATGTCTGTCCAGCAAAAGTAGTAGATGACTTCTCATACTGTACATAGAAAGTTAAATTACCACTATCAGACTCACTCTCATCGATATAATTTACAATTTTTGCAGTTACACCTGAAGCTTCACCTTTAATTCTTTTACCAACTAATTTCTCAGCGTAAAAAGAAACAGGAATACCAAAATATGCTGCCTCAACTTGGACAGCATAGTAGTTAGATTGATATGAAAGTTGTCCAGGGATTACCTTAGATCCCTCCCTAAACATATGATCTCCAAATTGCTCTATCTGATTTTGGAGAATTGATTGTAGAGTCGTTAATTCCCTAGCCTGTACTGGGTAACTAGGCTTAAACAGCACCTTATGAAAGTCATTTGATGCACTAAAATCGTCAAAATATGGCGATACGTTTAGGTTCGTTTGTTGTGGCATCGATTTAGAACTCTACAATGATTTTAATGTCTTCTTTCTGATTAGTGGATCTAGTGATAGATGCCCTATTATCAACGTATATAACCTCACCAGAGTACTTTTTGACTTCAGGCGGAGCGACACCATTCGTAAATGTTTGTCCCAAGTTATACGTTTTATTATTTATTACAGTGGTTATACCGCTGTAGTCTAAGTCTAATTGCAGATCAACTGAACCTCCACTAACAATAGTAGTTCCTCCAGTTGCTACAGTAGATGTAAAATCATATAATTCAAATCCATAATCTGGATTTGTCTTTGCTACTCCAGCAGTAGTAAATCCAGCAAGTGAACTATCTTGCCAGTACTTTAAAACTCTAGTATTAGCATCCCAAGAAACAACCTGTCCAACAGCAGTTGAACCAACACCAACTGTCTGACGAACTCTAGCATCAGCAGTAAATGTTGCTGCAGTTACACCAGCACCAGTCAATCTAAGAGCATAAACTGCACTTGCTTGTGTTGAAGTAATAACAGAAGATGAATCAGTTTCTTCTGGGTTCTTAACTAATCCAACTCTTGCAAATTGGTTACCAGTAACAAAGTCTGGGTTAGAATCATCATTCTCAACACGAGAATAAATTAGAACTCTAGTTGCACCCAACTCACGGTATATATCAGCACCATGTCCTCCTTGAGGAGGAATAATAACAACAAATGTAGCATCAGTACTACCAGATGTGTTAGTAACACCTCCAGCAGTTAAATCAACTGTTCCGTAAGTGTATCCATCTCCACCTTGAGTAACACTAATAGTCTCAATCTGTCCGGAAGAATTAACTGTTACAGAGCATTTTGCTCCATTACCATTTCCATTAATAGGAACATTGGTATATGTAGCAGCATTACCATAACCAGCACCTCTATTAGTAATAATGATATTTTTAAGTTGGTTTCCAGAAAGAGCAGCATTACCTCTTACTGCAGTAATATTAGCATCTGCAGTGGATGTCCAATCAT